CGGCAGCACACAACCCCTTAATCGCTGCCATAAGCGTTCAGCCGCATCTATGTCGAAACGAGCAATATAACTGGTTATATCATCTAGGTCGGTATCTGCGCTTTCAAGCCATAACACGGGTAACATTTTACTGCTTGCTCCGTTCCTTGCGCATTCTAGCAAAGCGTTCTGCCATTCTGCGCTCAACTTCGTCATGGGGAATTGCTGGGCGCGGATCTGCAAGGCTCGTTGCTACTTTCGCACGCAGCCATTCGTTGTAACTGTTTTCTTGTTCAATGGTTTCAAATTCAGAAACCATTGGTGAAAGGGCTCTATTCATGTTTCCTCCGGTTTTATAACTTAGGCGCGGCGGCATTTTTGCGCCGCAATCCATCTCGCTATGAGATCTTCCATTGATTCTTTTTTCTGCTTTAACTCGCTGATTATCTGGCGTTGCTCATCCTCAGGGAAGGCTGAAAAAATCTGCAATAATTCCAGTTGATTAGACGTTAACCCTGCATGTGGTGGAGAAATCTCCGGTTGTTCTGCGTATTCCGCATCCAGATACCCTTCCGGCATCCCGTATGTTTGCTCTATTCTTCTGGCAGCCTTTTCTCCAAACGAGGCCCTCCCACTCATTAGTTGAGATAGGTAGCTCTTCTCTTTGGGTGGCAGAGTTTTATCTTTAAACCACTCCTTGAGACGTAAACGGCGAATTTCTTTTTTCTGCATGTGGTAATTATCTTTAGTAATCACTAAACAAGCAAATACTTGACTTAATGGTTTATTAAACACTAAACTCGCAAGAAAACACTAAACCGAGGAAGGTATGACATTAAAAGAGTTTATTAAATCATTGAGGGTTGGTGATGCTAAGAAATTCGCGGCCAGACTTGGTGTATCGCCATCTTACTTATCGCAAATGGCGTCCGGACGAGCAGCTATATCTCCAACCCGCGCCCTTATGATCGAATCTGCGACGGAAGGCCAAGTAAGTAGGGCGGAGCTACGACCCCATGATTGGGAGCTTATTTGGCCTGAGTATGCTAGCGGCATTCGTTTGGGGCAAACGCATGTAGTTCATGCTGAAGGTGATTGTAGTGCATGCTTATCTGATGGAGTTGATTCATGAAAATCAAGCATGAACACATCCGCATGGCGATGAATGTCTGGGCGCATCCGGACGGCGAAAAAGTACCTGCTGCGAAAATTACCAAAGCGTATTTCGAGCTGGGAATGACGTTCCCGGAACTGTATGACGACAGCCATCCGGAAGCCCTGGCCCGTAATACCCAGAAAATTTTCCGTTGGCTGGATAAAGACACCCCTGATGCTGTTGAAAAAATGCAGGCTCTGTTACCGGCGATCGAAAAGGCGATGCCGCCTTTGCTGGTGGCCCGTATGCGCAGCCACAGTTCTGAATATTACCGTGAGATCGTCGAACGGAGGGATCGGCTGGTGAAGGATGTCGATGATTTTGTTGCGTCAGCGGTTGTTTTGTATGACCAGATGAATCGCGGCGGCCCGGCAGGGAATGCTGTGGTGATGCACTAAAAGCACGGTGTTCGGGGGTTTTATGAGCAGCAAGCTTCATGGTCTTGTCTGGGAAGGGTGCGCCTTCACCGGCATGATCTTATCCAGGGTGGCGGTTATGGCCCGTCTTGCAGACTACAGCAATGACGAGGGCGTGTCATGGCCTGCCATTGAAACTATCCGGCGTCAGATCGGTGCAAGAAGTGAATCCACAGTGAAATCGGCTATTGCAGAACTGGCGAAAGAGGGCTGGCTGACGAAGGAAGAGCGTAAGGTCGGTGGGCGTAATGTAAGCAATATCTATCGGCTTAATGTGGAAAAACTCGAAGCAGCTGCGGCGGCGGCGCGTGAGTCATATAAACCGAAAAGAAAAATTAGCCCGGCAAAAAATGACCCGTTAACAGTTGACCCGTCAAATATTGACCCCTCAACGGTTGACCCGTCAAATTTTGATGGATCAACTGTTGATAAAAAACTGCCGATTAGGGGGGCGATGATTGACCCCGATCCGTCAGTATTAAAACCTGATCCGTCAGATAAAAGATCTTCTTGTCCGGACGCTTCGCAACCGGACCCGCAGACGGCTGAACAGGATTTTTTAACCCGACACCCTGACGCGGTTGTGTTCAGTGCGAAAAAACGCCAGTGGGGAAGTCAGGAAGATTTGGTGTGCGCACAGTGGATCTGGGGACGAATCGTGAGTCTTTACGAGCAGGCGGCCAGCTATGATGGCGAGATCACTAGACCGAAAGAACCCAACTGGACAGCATGGGCCAATGACGTTCGCACAATGCGGATGCTGGATGGCAGAACTCACAGACAAATTTGTGAAATGTTTGGGCGTCTCCAGCGGGATTCGTTCTGGGTAAAAAACATCATGAGTCCGGCAAAACTCCGGGAAAAATGGGATGAACTGGTTATCCGCCTGGGGCGTTCGCCTGCGCAGCGTTGCGTGAATCACATTTCTGAACCGGACACTGAAATACCGCCGGGATTCAGGGGGTGACGTGTCATGAAAAACATTGCGGCAGTTGGGGTTCTTGAACGTATTCGCAGACTTGCACCACAGGGGTCGGTTCCACCGTACCGGACGGTGGAGGAGTGGCGGGAATGGCAACTTGCTGAAGGACGAAAACGCAGCGAGGAGATTAACCGCCAGAATCGCCAGTTGCGGGTGGAAAAAATCCTGAATCGTTCGGGCATCCAGCCTCTGCACAGCAAATGCTCGTTTGCAAATTATCAGGTGCAGAACGACGGGCAAAAATACGCGCTGAGCCAGGCCAAATCCATAGCTGACGAACTGATGACCGGGTGCACGAATTTTGTGTTCAGCGGTAAAACCGGCACCGGGAAAAATCACCTTGCAGCGGCGATGGGCAACCGGCTGATGGTGAAGGGGCGCAGCGTGATTATCGTCACCGTGTCTGACGTCATGAGCGTGTTGCATGACAGCTACGACAACGGCAAATCCGGGGAAAAATTTTTACAGGAGCTTTGCGGGGTTGATTTGCTGGTCCTGGATGAAATAGGCGTTCAGCGGGAGACGAAAAACGAGCAGGTGGTATTGCACCAGATAATTGATCGCCGGACAGCATCACTGTGCAGTGTCGGGATGTTAACAAACCTGAATCATGCCGCAATGAGTACGCTTCTTGGTGAGAGGATTATGGACCGCATGACCATGAACGGTGGTCGATGGGTGACGTTTAACTGGGATAGCTGGCGTCCAAATGTCAGCAATATGAGGGTTGTGAAGTAATTTTGTCCGGAGGAAATTTTAATGGAAACCGTATCTGACGCACTGAAAGCACTGAAAAAAGCCTCTTCACATGTGGTGGCAGCTCGCCTTGGAATCAGTCGTGAAGAGGCTGTCAACGAGCTGTGGGAACTCAAAAGAAAAGGCGTCGTTGATAAAACTGGTCACACCTGGTTTCTGGCTGGCGAAGGTGAATCCCGGGTAACCGAAGAGCGGCCAGTAAAATCTGAAGCACAGGATATGCTGACCGGGGAGGTCGAACAAAAAGTTACCGCAGACATGATGATTGAGTTTATCGGTCAGGATGGGGCTAAAACGTGTGAGGAACTGGCGGGTAAGTTCGGTGTCAGTACTCGCAAGGTTGCTTCCACGCTGGCGGTGGTAACCGCAACGGGGCGGCTGGCACGCGTTAATCAGAACGGTAAATTTCGTTACTGCATGCCGGGCGATAATTTACCAGCAGAGCCGAAAGCCGCGCTGGTAACGGAAAGTGATGGTAAGGCCTTTCCTCAGCCAGCAGGTGCTGCGTTACCAGTCCGGGAAGCCGCAACACAGGAAGAAATTAAAACAGAAACTGTGGCGGACATTGTGCAGCCGTTGCCATCGTTTACCGAAACGCAAGCAGATGAGCTGATTTTTCCGTCCCTTCGCAGGGCAAACCTGGCGCTGCGCAGGGCGAAAAGTGATGTTCAGAAGTGGGAGCGAGTCTGCGCCGCGCTGCGGGAGCTGAACAAGCACCGGGATATTGTTCGACAGATTACTGATTCTTCCCGCCGTGTTGTATCGGAAAAGTGATTGCCGGAGGCGCTTATGGCAAAAGTATTTACACAAGAAGAGCGGGAAAAAATTAAAGGGCAGGTTGTTGAACTAGTACGCCGGAGTGGGCGCGAGACGTTACGGCAACTGGAAGCCAAGACAGGTGCGACAAGATATCTGATGAGCGTTCTCGCCAGAGAGCTGGTTGCCAGTGGCGATGTATACAACTCTGGTTACGGGTTATTCCCGTCTGAACAGGCTCGTAAGGACTGGCAAAATGCCCGCAAAAAACTATCTAGGGCAAAGGTGAAGAAACCATCTGTGGTTGATCCGGATCTTATCTGGTCATTACCAGACGGAGAAATACGTCGCTACGACAGGCGTATGAACATAATCTGTCGCGAGTGCCGGAGAAGTGAAGTTATGCAGCGCGTGCTGGCGTTCTATCAGGGGAATTTTCAGGAGGTGATGCTGTGAGTACACCGGCAACCATTCTTGATATGTGCTGTGGCAGCCGTATGTTCTGGTTCGATAAGAATGACGACCGGGCGATATTTAGCGATATCAGAAAGGAAGAGCATACATTGTGCGATGGGCGACGCCTGATTATTAGCCCTGACCTGATAGCAGATTTTCGTGCATTACCATCTGCAGACGCAACGTTTCCGGTTGTTGTATTCGACCCTCCGCATCTTGAGCGTATTGGTGATAATGCCTGGATGGGAAAGAAATATGG